ACCAGCACGTCGGCCGGCGCGCGCGGGTGCAGGCACAGCATGACCCGGATGTGGATGCCCACGTCGATCTCGGCCGGGAACTCGGGCGCCTTGGACACGGTGTCGATCCAGTCCTCGATCAGCTCGCCGCCCTGCGCGCGCAGCTGGCGGAAGAGTTCGTCGCGGGTGATCTTCATGGCGACGGTGCTCCAAACATCGGCACCGGCCGCAGGTCCGCCCGCAGGTAGAGCGGGTGCGTCGGGCTGCCGTCCTGATTGCGACAGAGCGCGTGGGGCCGTTTCCCGCCCGCGCACTCGATGATCGCGAGCACGTCGCTGGCGCGGCGGCCACCAAGCTTGCCCCAGCCGCATACCACGATCTCGGCCTGCGCGGCCCAGTGCGCAATGTGGTAGTCGTTGTCGGGGCCGATCGCCAGCGGGTCGGGCGGCACCAGGTCCGGGTCGGTCTCGCGCCACGCCCGCACGTTGCAGACCCAGGCCCAGCCAAAGCCCCAGCGGCGGCAGTAGTCGATCCATCGATCGATCGTCCGATCGGTCGTCTGGGCATCGGCGGTAGACGGGTTGGCGAAGACCCCAAGTGCGGGGCGATCGTTGTCGACGCCGGTAGGCCAGGCGAGGAAGTAGCGGTACCGCTCGCAGGGCGAGAAGATCGCGCGCGGCCATCGGCAGGTGCCTTCTCCGGGCAGGCCGGGCAGCTGGGATTGCTTCACGGCGCTGGCTCAAGCTGCTCTTCTGCGAGCAGGTCGGGCGCGTGCTTGCCGATCCATTTCACGATCCGACGCCTGACCTTCGCGGTCTCGGCGTCAGTCAGAAAGCCGTGCACGTGGAGCATCATCATGCAGGCGCTCACGCGCTGGACTGCCGATTTGCGCGGCCAATTGACTACACGGTCACGCGGTTTCACGGCAGCCTCGCGAAAGCGATTCGCCACACCCACGGATTGAAGTCCCATCCCTTCGGCTCGTAGATCCCATTGATCTCCGTCCACAGTGCCCGATAGGCGTTGCGCGCGTTTCGGTAGCTCTTGCCGCCCGCGATGCCCCAGCCGTCGCCGACCGGGACGATTCCCTCGGCCCCCGCGTCCTCCTCGGTGATGTCCTGCAGGCGCTGGGGCGTCGGCTCCTCGGTCACCGTCAGCGTGATGCGCGAGGCCCGTCGGGGCATGAAGATCGACGGGCGTCTCTTCCCGGCGGCGCCAGCGCATCCAGTGTTCGCGGTCTGCGGATCGGCCCAGTACCAAGCCCAATGCCCGGTAAGCTGGCTGGCGCGAAGATGGTCCTCGTCGAGCCGCCGTGCCCACGTCTCTTTGACCCAGAGCCGGTCCCCCTTCTCCCACCGCGGATAATGCCGGTGGCACGGGTTCAGGTTGCCGCGCTCGTCACGCCCGGCGTCCGCATCCTGCGGGTGGTGGTGGGGGACGCACAGGCGACGGACGCCGGCCGGGTTGTCGGTGAACGCGCGGTCGAAGTAGTGGGGGTGCGACTTTGGGCCCTGCCAGGTCACGAGACGGCGGGTTTGGGTCTTGGTGCCGGCGAGCAGGGCGCGGATCATCGGAGCGCTCATCAAAATAGGGTGCTCTTTCATTCGCCACGCTCCGCACGAGCGGCGTCGGCGTCCTTGACCTTGTCGGCGTGCAGGGCCTCGGCGCGAATGTTCTCCGAGATGACGCAGCCCTTCGAACCGCGCTCCTCGTGCTCCTGCGCGATTTCGACGGCATCCCAGAGCGCGACGGCCCGGCCGTCGTTGTAGCCCTCGCGCAGCGCCGCCGCCCGGATCTCGCGGTCACGGGCGACGACGGCGTTCAGCCATTGCTGCTCGGCTCCCTCCTCGCCTTCGCCGTAGTAGACGTCGTGGACGAACTGGGCGGCGGTCTTCATCGGGGGAACTCCCGGGGCCAGTCGTAGGGCGGCCAGTATTGGGGATCGCCGCCCTTCGGGTCGCCGTGGGCCTTGCCCTCTGGCGTGGCGATCTGCTTGGTGAACACCGCCACGCGGGCGATAAAGCACTGGTCGACGATCGCGCGCGCCCACGCGACATCCATCGGGCGCGCACCGGGCCCACTCTCACTCCCGACCACGACCCACGAGAGGCCGCGATCGCGCGCGGCCCAGTATTTCCAGTCGTCCCATTCCTCGGCATTGGCCAGCGGCTTGGTGGGGACGTCCTCGGGCGGATCGGACACCGCCGGCATGGCGAACCTGATCGGCCCCAGTAGCGGCTCGGCGCTCACCCATCTGACCGCCGCCGGCGTCGCCAGCAGCAGCGGGATCCGCTCGTCGGCCGTTGGCTGGTCCTCGGCGCTGACGCCCAGCCAGACGTTCGGGAGCGGCCACAGAGCACCGTCCAATGTTTCGGTCCAGCTTCGGCCATGGATGGCCGGGCTCCCGATGATGCAGCTTGCTTCGCGGCACACGCTCCTCAGCGGATCCAACTCATCGGCCTTGACCCACGCGAACCAGTTCCGCATCCGCTCGGCGCGCTTCGTCAGGATCTGGAATTGGTGCTGAGGCGCTGCCGCCATCACGCCGAACACCGCCGCGATCTGCTCGTTGGTCAACGCCTCGTGGAAGAGATCTGACATCGAATTCACGAAGATCTTCTGTGGCTTCTTCCAGCCGAGAGGATCCGCCAAGCGGTCGGCCACGAGCTTGACCTCGCCCGTCCAGCGCGGGCCGCCCTTCGTCATGCGCGTGAGGCCGGCGTACAGGTCCTTGGTGTGCGGCATCGTCGCGAGGCGGTGGGCCATCCGCTCGGCGTAGCAGCCACCGCCCTTGACGGCGCCGTCGCCGCAGCCCGCCGACACACGCGAGCAACCGATCGTCGGGTTCCAGACCTTGTCGGTCCACTGTATTGACGAATCAGCCATCAGCTTGGCTTTCGAAAAGAGGTGTTGTGCCCAGTTACGAACCGTCGCGGTCTGCCGCTGGCGTCGAACATTGTGAACTCGGTGCCGCACCCGCAGCCGCACAGCAACAATCGGTTCGGCTCGCCGGGGAATCGCAGGCGGTCAGCACTCTCTGGTTTGCGGTGGTGCATCCGGTGTTCCGCAGTGCTGGCCACCACCTCCAGGTTCTCCGGCGCGTTGTTCTGTTTGTTGTGGTCGACGTGGTGGACCATCTCGCCAGCCTGGAGGCGGCGACCCAGCTTGTGCTCGGCGACCAGCCGGTGCTCGTAGGCGTACCCACGGACGTCGGCCAAGTGGTGATCGAAGCCAACCTTGATCAGAACGTAGCCGTTCGACGCCACGGAACGCCCACCCTTCCAGAAGCCGTTCTTCTCGCGGGACTGGTCCTTATTCATCGGCCGGCCTCGATCTCGCGTGCTACCGCCTGGGCCGCCGCCTGGACCTGTTCCCCCAGGCTTTGGATGGTCGCCCACTTGCCGTGCGGGAACCATTCCGGGCGGTCCTCCAGCTCTTGCAGGACCAGGATCACCCACGCCATTCGCTCGGGCAGTTCGACGCCGTAGAAGTCGCCGATGCCGAGAGTCGAGAGGAAATCCGCTGTCGCACCGAGCATGGCCACGTGGTCAGTCTTACTCATGCGCCGCCTTCCACTCGACGAACTTCCTCGCCGATTCCTCGATGAATACGCGCGCCTCGTCGTCGGGCATGTAGCCAGCCTCGAACGGGATGTCCGGCTTGTAGGGGCAGCCGGTGCTGAACACCGGATCTTCCTCCGGCAGATCGAACATGGGACCCAAGCCGTCGCCGGTCAGCCCGACGCCGAGCGCCCAGACGTCGAACGTCCAGCCCTCGCCGCGCGCGCGGAAGTAGAACCGGTGCCCGTCGACCAGGCCGTCGCCCTGCACGGGGCACAGGCCGCCCAAGCACTGGATGTCGAGATCACCCACGGCTCGGCTTCTTTCGGCATGGCGCTCCCTCCGCTGGCGCGAACGGCATCAGTCGTCCCCCAGCCCGTAGCGGGCCCGGCCCTTGACCCACTCCTCGTCATGCGCGCTGTTGGCGGTCAGCAGATCGCGGAAGACCTGCCGCGCGCGGCGCAGTTCGGCGATCAGCCACGCGATGTTGCCGGCCGTGTCGTCGTACAGGCACGCCTCGATGCCGTCGATAAATTCGTCCTCAAAAGGCCGGCCAATGACGCCCCCATGCACGGAGCGCCAGCCCTCACGCGAACGCGTCGTCACGCCGCCTTCTCCGCCTTGAACTTGTCCAGCGCGACCGCCACGAATTCCAAGCGGCCGACCGACCACCCGATCGCCCCGGCCGCTTCTTCGCTCTCCAGCGCCGGCGCGCGCCCCGCCAGCTCGCGGATCTCGGCCGCCCAGGCGTGCACCTTGTCGATGTCGGGGCGCATGAACTCCAGCCGAGCCGCCTCGAGCACCGCTGCCGCCTCGGCCTGCAGGGCCGCCAGGCGGTCGCGTTCAGCCTGGGCCTTGCCCTCCGCCTCGATGCGCACCAGCCGCTGGCGCTCGGCCTCGGCGCGCGCGGCCGCCCGCTGCTGGGCTTCCATAGCCTGGCGCTGCTCATCCAGCGCCCGGCGGTCGGCGTCGATGCGCGCCTGGGCGGCCCGCTGCTCGGCCTGCACCCGCTGCCGCTCGGTCTCGTGGGCGGCCCGCTCCTGCGCGATGCGCGCGGCCTCCTCGCGCAGCCTGGCGTTCTCAACCTCGCGCTCGGCCCGCAGCTTGGTCTCCAGCGCCACCAGCTCGGCCCGCTCGGCCTCGCGCTTGAGCCGTTCGCGCTCGTCGTCCACGGCGGCCTTCTTCGCCAGCAACGGGGCTTCGATATCGACGATCAGGGTCGTCAGCTGCTTGGCGACGCTGTCAACGCGGCGCCCGTGCTCGAGGGCAGCCGCCTTTAACTCCACCCGCCGCTTCTCGATCGACGTGCGGGTGGTGCGCAGGTGCGCGATGGCGGCCCGCACTTCTTCGTACCCCGCGGACGAGTCGGCGTTGAGTGCCCGGTACCGGGCGCGGGCGCGGGCGATGTCGATCTCGGTGATCCCGTACTCGACTGGCAGCGGCTCGGCCAGCGCGGTGGTCACTTGGGGTTCATCCATGACGGCAGCTCGTCATCGGTGGGCGCGGCGGCGGCGCGGTTGACCGCGTCGTCGTCATCGGCGCCGACCTCGCGCGCGGGCGCCGGGGCTGGGACCCGCGCCAGGGGATCAGTTGCGGCCGGCTTGGTGGGGATCGTCTGCTGGCCGGGCCTGGCCTCGCGCTTCGCCTTCGCGCTGGCGGCCAGGTCGGACAGCGGCGCCTTGCCCTTGGGTGCTGCTGCTGCCGCGGGCGCCCCGGCCGCGGGAGTCTTGGCCTCTCTCTCCTTGTCGATGTCCCGCTTCTGGGCCATCACGTCCGCCCATGTGGTCTCGCCGTCTTTGAGCCCCGAATAGATCAGGCGCAGGCGCTGCAGCTCGGCCGGGTTGAGGGTGCCGAGATCGTGGCCGATGAAGTCGGCCAGCTGCTTGGGGTCGACGCCCATGTCGTAAAAGCCGTCGATGACCCGGCGCTTGGCGGCGTCGGGGTGTTCGGCGTCCTCCTTGTGGCGCGTCTCGCGGATCTGCGCGAAGGCGTCCTCCTTGATATCGCTCGGGAGCAGGCGCATCAGCAGCTCGCGCATCGCCTTGCTGCACAGGGCCGCTTCCTTGGTGGCCGTCTCGTCGTCGGTCGCCCCCACCAGGAAGACCGGATCCCCGTAGCTGTTCTGGCGCTGGCCGAGGATCTGCGTGCCGGGCTTGGGGTGCTTGCGCTCGACGGTTTTCTCGACGTTGACGTCCTTGTAGAACGTCAGGTTCGATTCGAGATCGGTGGCCGTCACGCGGACGATGCGCTTCTTGCTGTCATCGTAGATCGCCGCCACCTCGGCGAGGATGTTGGTCATCGCGCGCGCCGCTTCCTCGGCGAAGCGGATGGACGGGCCCTGGATGGTGTCGCCGCCCATCGGCTTGGCGTAGATGGCATCCTGCGCGAACAGCGGGCGCTTGCACGCCTTGATCAGCGCGACCCGAACCACCTCCCAGTCGCGCGGCCGCTGCAGCGCGATCACGTACCGGGCCTGCACGGCCGCCGTCGCCTGCGCCGCCAGCGCGGTGGAGGAGGTCTCCGCCTTGCGCTCCAGCGACGTGGACCCGAAGTCGGCGCGCGACACCTCGCCGGCCTGGGGGACCGCCACCTTGTTGTTGCCGTTCCCGTTGCCCGTCACTTCAGCCATGTTCGTTTCTCCTTATCCTTGTCGAGTCGCAGAGTCCTGTAGGTCACCGGCTCCACAGTGAAACCCGCGCGCTCCGTGGTCTTGAGCGAGAGGTGTCGCCCGTCGGTCAGTCGCGCGTACGTGGCGTCACCGATAAGAGCCCGCAGCTTGGCGTCGGCGGCGTCCTTTTGTTTCTTGGCGGCCGATTCGGCCTTTCGCGCCGCCTCGATCTCCGCCCACCACTCCATTGCCTCGGGCGGCAGCTCGATCAGGGTGCCGTTGTCGGCCGGGTGCAGGCGCTTGAGGGTGTCCAAAGACCGGTGATCGATCTCGTCGGCCGGAGGCTGCTCGTCGCGCTCCACCATCTGCCAGAACAGGCGCACCTGCTCGAAGAGCTCGGCGATGAAGGCATCGTTTCGCTCGACGTCGAAATACCGAAACTTGTTGCCGCCGATCAGGACCGCGACGCTGGCCCAGTCGAGCCCGAGCACTGCCATCTCGTGCTGCACCTGGCACTGCACGAAGTCGGGCGGGCCTTCGTTCCAGTCGTGCGCCTTGTAGGCGCTGGCGTTCTTGATCTGCAGCGCCCCGCGCGTGGTGCGGTTTGGCGAGCGCAGCACCAGCCTGTCGGGGGTCGCGAACAGGATCGGGATCGTCGGGTGGGTGGCGATGCAGAACGGGCCGCCCTGCCAGATCTCGGAGCCGGTGACGGTCGCGTACCGGTCGGCGATCAGCGGTTCGAGGATATTTCCCCAGTCGAGCCACTCGGCGCCGGCCGCGTCGTCCTCGCGCTGCAGCTTGCCGGCCTTCTCGGCCCACAGTGACAGCTTGGTGTGCCACGGGCTGACGCCGAAGAGCGCGGCCGATTCGCTGGCCCCGACGCCGTGCATGCGGGCCGCGAGCCACTTGGGCCGGGTCCCGTAGTCGACGAGGTGCAGATCGTCGTCGGCCTGGGCGCTCATCAGAAGCACCTGTCGCAAGTGCAGTATTCGCGCGTGCCGCCACTGGCGAGCGAGCCGCTCTCGCAGTACCGCGAGCCCTCGCGCGTGACGGGATCGAGGTCGACGGCGCCGAACGCCGGCTTGCAACCCGGCGAGCAGTACCAGGCGCCATGGCCGCCGTAGATTGGCGGCATGTGCTTGATCGGCTGGCGGCAGCCGTGGCACTTGGTGCCGTCGGGGGCGGTCATGGGCGCACCTTGCCGGCCGGCATGTTGGCGGTACTGATCTGGTGGGACAGGCGCCGCAGGCCTGCGGGTGACCACGGCTGCCGAGGAACCGCTGTCGAACCGTCGATTCGCAGGCACGAGCCGCACGTCACCTTGACCGGATCGCTGGTCAGGTGTGCGTCGTCGCAGATCGCGCCATTGATGTTGTTGCACTTGGCGAGCTTGCGAAGGTCCGGGCGTTGCTTGTCGTCCCAGTAGCGACGATGAACCTTGGTGCTCACGACGCCACCACCTTCGCGCGGCCCGTCCCGCCGCACGCGTCACAACGCTCAGTGGCGCCGCCGGGGCTGACGTTGAGCGGATTGAGAAGGAACTCGCCCGCCCCCGCGCAGTCCGGGCAACACCGACAGTTGTACTCGTCGCAAGTCTCGCAGGGCTTGACGCATTCGGAGCAGCCGGTCTCGCAGCAAGCGGTCATGATCGTGGCCATCGTGGTCCTTCCGTTCTCTCGTAACAAGCGCCGCGCACTGTGGCGATTGTGATCAATTGTGAATGGTTTGAATCAGCGCCCGACTGTCAGATGCGCTTCCAGGTCCGGCCGCCGTTGCTGGACGCCATGACGTGGACCCCGCGGTACTCGTACGAGCACCACCACTTCGCGGCGCGCGCCAGGGCCCTGGGCAGCAGGACCGCGCCGAAGTCGACGGCCTGTCCGTCGGACTTGCGGACCGCGAAGGCGTGGCCGAGGGAGGGTTGCGCCAGGATGGCGGCTGCGAGTTGGGTCATGCGAGTTGTTGTTTGCATGTAACCTAGTATAACCTTTTAGGTTATAAATAGCACCAGCTAGTTTTAGGTTTTATTAGTACCGAATAGGTGCCAGACTCCTGGCATGCCGAAGACGGTCACGACGACGCGACGCAAGCCAGAGGCGGAGCGAAAGGAACGGGCAATCACTGTTTGGGTCAGCGAATCCCAGGGGGATCAGATAGATCGGGCGGCCGGCGACATCCCGACCGCCACCTGGGCCAGGGCGGCGCTGCTTGCCGCAGCCCGGGAGGCCACGGGCGAAACAAAGAGAGGCCGCTGATGAGCATCTACTCGCTCACCGATCCGAGGACGAATGTCTGCCGGTATGTCGGGCGATCGCATAACCCGCAGCGAAGGCTGAGGGTGCACCTTGAACGGCCCCACTCCGAGCGGATGCGTGAGTGGCTCGGAGATCTGGCTGCCGCGGGGATCGCGCCAATACTGGCAAGACACGAAGGGAAAACCGAGGCTGACTGGATCGTCGAGTTGCGGCCGGACCTGAACATTCAAAGGGGACGGAGAAAAGAGGAGCCAGAGCGTCTCACGGACGCCCGCCTCGACATCCGACTACCCGAAGACGAAAGGCTCCGGGTGGACCAAGCCGCCGAGGCCGAGAGGCTGCCGATCACGCTGTGGGTCCGCAGCGTGCTGAAGCGGGAGGCGACCAAGGTCCTGGCGAAACTACGCGAGAAGAAAGGCGGGCGCTGATGAAACCCAAACCGAAGGCCAAGCGCAAGCCCGCCAAGAAGCCGGTGGCGCTGACCGAGGTGCAGCGCCTCAAGAAAGAGATCCGCGAGCTGACGGTGCGGAACAACTTCCTCGGGAAGAACGCGGCGGAGTTTGGGCGCAAGGCGCTGGCAATCGAGGCCCTTCTGCGCGTTATCGTCCCCAACGCCCGCCGCTGGATCGAGACCGCGCTGCAGGGCCCCGAGCCCGAACGTGAGCGCCTCTTGCAGTGGAACCTCACGGAGAGCGGCATCCTGGCCGCCGAGGCGATCATCGGCCGGCTGCAGGTCGCGCAGCCGATGCGGGAGCCGCCGCCGACACCGCGGGAAGAGGGGTACGGGCGATCCGGCACGGCGACGCTGGCCGAGGTCAAGCCGGATGCCGAGTAATGTCTGACCTCGACGCCTTCCGTGCGCGGAGGGAACGGGGGATGACCGCCGACGAGATCCTGACCCTCCTCTGCGTGAACGCCTATCTCGTCTATCGAGAGACGCTGATCGGGCCGTCGGTGCCGAACATCGAGCGCCTACAGGATGAGCTTCGGAATCCGCGCGTCGGTGATCTCGTCATGGAGACCAGCACTATCTACGATCGCAAGCGCGACCTCGAACGGATCGGAGTCCTGTTGGTAGATGAGTGGCGGCCGATGTACACGCCCGAACAGGCCATGGAGTGCGGCTTCGTGGATGGCGAGAAGATCCCGAACGAACGGGTCTTCGTGATTCAGCCGCTCGGCGGCGGCGAGTACACGTGGACCAACGCCAGCTTCATCAAGGTGAAGCGCGACCTCTAACCCGCGCGTGCCACTTTGGACAGTCGGTCGCTGTTCTTAATTGGCAAATTCGTCTTTGTTGCGCCGCGCGCCCGTTGCTGGTTATCGTTCTTGCCGAAAGGCATGGTATCCAAATGACCAGCAGAGCCTCCGCAACAAAGGTTGTACGGTGAGCGCCTCCTCCGCACTGGCTGCCGAGTCGATTCCGAATCTCGACAAGCGCTATCGGCAGCACGTCAAGCCGACGCCGCGCAAGCTCCCGGCGATTCGAGCGTCGTTCAAGGCGACGCTCTGGTTTTCGCCTGCGCAGTACGTGCAGATGATGTCGATGTCGGCCGAGCTCAAGACCGGCAAGATGAGCCTCAACGCGTTCCTCGTGCACGCGCTCGGCCTCGACGGCGCCAAGGATCGCGTGCCGCGCGCTGCCCAGATGGCGGCGGTGCGAGGGATGCACAAGCCGCCCAAGCACGATGAGCTGGCCGCTCGCCGGCGCCACAAAAGCCGAGCCAAATAAAGTGAGTCATTCGAGCGAGCCAGAGGTCGCTCCGGGCAAGCGGTTCGCCCTCTTCAAGCAGAAGGGGGCTCGCTCGTTCAGCGCGAAGATCGTGATGCCCGACGGCTACCGGGAGATCTTCGAGACGGACACGCAGCAGGAATCCTTGGCGATCGGGCGCGGTCTCGGCCGCGTGCGAACGCTCTACCGGGAGCGGAATCTCCCACTGCCGCTCGCGCGTGGCGCTGTCAATGGCGTGTCTCCCTACAAGATCAAGGTGCGGGCGGAGATGGGCTTGCCGCCGACCGCGACTGTGGAGGAGCTCAAAGCGGCCAGGGCAGCCAAGTCCGGCAAGAGCCTCGGCGCCGGGCAAAAACCCCCCGGGATGTCCGCCAACCAGATCAAGAGGCGCGAGCGGTTGGGCCTGCCACCGACCGCGACCTACGAGGAGGTTCAGCGAGCCGGCAGAGCAGCCGTGCGAAGGTCGATCAACGCCGAGCTGGAAGCAACGTTCGAGGCGGCGGAAGCGCTGCTCTGGGATCTCAAGGTGGAGGATATCGAGATCGTCAAGCAGCTCCGGCTGATGGTCACGACAGCCCGAGCGCGTCGTCCTGACCCGGCGCCAATCGTGCCCAAGCTGATCAAGGGCGACGCCGAGCACGCACTCGCGCTCGCCGAGGTGGACCGCCTAATGCAACTCACCCCGGTGGACGGTGATCGCTTGGAGCTGTTCGCGGCGCTGATCGTGATGTACGAGAAGGTTCGCTTCCCGATCGAGGAGCCGACCGCTGAAGAAGCGGCGGCGTTCCGGGCAGAGCAGGAGCGGCGCAGATGATCCACGCCGACGTCAAGACGGTGTGGGATCTGATGGCCTACATCGTCGAGCACCGGGAGTCGATCGCCATTCGCCACGGTGGCCGGTCCTTCTGGCTGTCCGAAGTGGGGGAGGATCTGGCGGCGGCTTGGGTCATCGAGTTCGTGGAGAAGTTCGCCCATAGCGGGTTCATTCCGACCCGCGTACTCCCGGAGCCCCGCGTGCACCACCTGCACCACGGCGTCGCGGCTTGCGCCGCCGTGACGCCAGCGGTGAGGGGGATGCCGAAGGACTGGCCGGATGGTCACCGGTGGTCCGTCGACTGGGGCGAGGTGACGTGCCTCGCCTGCCTGCTGCACGCGCCGGGGCCGCTCGAATGAAGACCCCCGGGCAGATCCGCCTGCTGCTGAACGCCGCCCGCGTGCTCGGGATCGCGTTCACCGATGCGCAGGCGCCGGGCGCGTGGCCGAACGGCAGTCGGCTGGTCAAAACGAAGCTCGAAAAAGGGGACGCTCACCAGATCGGTGCGATGGCCACCGTGATCGGCAGCCTCGGGCCCGCCCGGGACGAGCAGACCGGCGCGACGTACGGCTATTTCGTGCTGTGGGACGAGCCGCCCGGCGACTACGTCCCGGTTTTCGTGGTGGACAGCCGGGTCGCGCTCGCGACCGCAGACAGCGCCGCCGGGGGCCGCAATTGAGCGTGGAGTTCTTCTCGACCAAGGAGGGCGAGCAGTGCTTGCCCCACGAGCGCAACGACGTCCGGGCGGGCAAATGCCCCGACTGTGGCGCCGCCCTGCGCGAGGGTCCGCACGGGGGCCTCTCGGTCAACTGGTACTGCACCGCCGCCAACTGCGGCAGCGGGTTCAATGTCATGCCGGTGTTCGGGATCGACCGAATCACCGACGCCATGCCGAAACGCGGGACGGTCTGACATGACCATGATCTGCGAAAGGTGCGGCGCCAGCTGCGACACCGACGCGCCGTTGTGCGTCCCGTGCGCGGTAAAGGTCTGGACAGAGTCGTTCGAGCGGGCGCGGGCTCAGGCCAAGGTGCTGTTGCCGCTGGTGACGGCGAATACCGAGGGTCCCGGCGAAGCCGTGCTGTCGCTTCTCCTGCTTGCCCACGCCATTCACAGGAAGATGGCCGGCCTGCCGCCCTTCGACTTCTACGTGGAAGCCGTCGTGCACGGTGGCAAGCTGAAAGCCGGCTGGCCAGGGTCATGACCTGCGAGGACTGCGGCGCCGAGACCAGCGAAAACCTGTGCGATGGCTGTACCGTCGTCCGCGTGAAGCAGGCCAGGGCCGCCGCGATCCGAAACGCGAGGTTCCTGACCGACTGGGCGCTCCAAAACACGCACGGGCCCGGCGAGGCGCTCTTGAGCTTGATGACGGCGTTCATGATCATCCACGCGACGTCGTCGAACGTGGTTGAGTCGCCTGTCTCTCTGTGGGTGGCCCGCGCGCATGAGGTGCTTTCGGCGTCGTTGGCAGCGAACCCGAAGGGCTGAAACTTCAGACCCACACCCAGCCGGCCGCACTCTGGCGGGCATGGCGATCATCATCGACGGCGCACGCGAAGAGATCCCCGGCATCCGGTCGACCTGCTACCTCGACGACAGCTCGCTGGGCCTGACCGCCGAGGACTGCCGGAACAGGTCGGCGGTCTGGATCCGTGGCATCGTGCTGCACACCACGAGGGGGATCCCGGGGGGCCGCGACCTGCGCCCGCAGGTCATCCTGCCTGGCATCGGGGCTTCGAGCGACGCCGGCCACCGGGTGGCGTCCTGCTGGGCTGCCGCCGGCCGGGCCGGCGGCGCCCACCTGGTGGTCGACTACGACGGGCAGGTCTCGTGCTGCGCCGATCTGCTGCGGACCGCGACCTACCACGCCGGCGCCGTGAACAACGTGACCATCGGGATCGAGGTAGCGCAAGGCTCGCGCGCCGAGCTCTACGCCGGCCAGCTCGACCTGGTGGTGCAGCTCGTCGACTGGCTGACCAAGCGGTTCGGGATCCAGCGCCAGATCCCGGACGGGTACCACGGCCCGATCGAGCGGCTGGAGCTGGGCGCGCGCGACTTCGTGGGCGTGTTCGGGCACCGGGACAGCAGCAACAACCGGGGCCAGGGTGATCCGGGCGACGAGATCTTCCGCCTGCTGGAGGCGGCCGGTTACGAGCGCTGGGACCTTCTGCAGCGCCAGGACATCGGCGCCTGGAAGAGCCGGCAGCACGCGCTCGGGATCGAGCCGGCGGACGGGGTGCCGGGCCCGATGACGGTGGTCGCGCTGGCGGCGGCGGGGCACCGCGGCGGGCTGTGGGTTCCGCGGCCGGGCGACGCGCCGCTGGTGGCGTAGCGAGACTAGCCAGTTGCCAGGTTCAGATCGAACAGGACCTGGTTGATGCTCTCATAGCCGCACTTGTCGCACCGAAACCCGGGCACGTTGTGCACCAAGAGTTTGAAGCCGACCATTACCGAGAAATCGAAGGTCGCGAGTTCGACTGGCTGCAGGTGTCCGCCGCAGTCGCAAACGGTCCTCTTGATTTTGCTCGTCGCGGTTTTCATGCCGTCCGCTTGTCATTTACAACAGCCCGCCCCGGAAGGCGAGCGTTCTCCGTTTTCAGGCCCGTGCTGGCGGCCTGACGATCTGACGATCCTTCTCGCAAACCCGAAAGCAGGGGGGCTTCAGACCGGCGGTCGGGATCGTCAGATCGGGGCTGCCAGGGCCACCGGGATAATTACCTGGTTTTTACCGGGTAACTATTTCTGACCGCGGCAGCGCGCCGCTGGAGGCCCTCACCTTGCCCGCGAACAGCTCGCGCCGCGCGACAAAGGTTCCAATTCCGATGGCGTCAGCTATGTCCTCGGAGACCACCAGCCCATACGTCGCCTTGACCCAGATGGCCGCCGCACGCTTTCGTTCCGCGCTCTTCGACTTGCCGGTGATGAGTCCCGTCAAAAGGGCCTTCTGCCAGACGTCGGCCATCACGAGCTCCGTCGGGATGCCACGGGTCGCGAACGCCTGTTCAAATCGACCTTGTATTCGAGAGAGTACCTTCACGGTGTTGACGTTTTCGCCGAGGTAGGAATCCTCGATTGCCACCAGATCCGGGCGCCCGATGCTGTTGACCAGTGCCGCGAGGGTGTCGATGCGCGCCGGTTCGCGCGCGTTGATGGTGCCGTACTTGATTGGGCGGCAGCCGTCGAGAAGGGCCCAGCCAGAGCAAGAAGCGCTGTCGATCCCCAGCACGATCATCGGGTCGACGCCGGCGGCGTTGGTGGTGGCGATGGCGGAACCGGCAGGCCCAGCGGCTCGGTCGGCGTGCGGCTGAAGACCAGCGGCGTCCCGATGCCGGACTTGACCATCGCGTCAGCCTTGCTGATCGCCGCCGACTTGCCGACGTCGGTCAACCCCTGCACGCCGAGCAGCGACAGACCGGCCAGCACGACCCGATCTCGGATCCCAGGATCGTCGATGAACACCGCCGCAAGCGAGGTCAGGATCGCGGTCAAAACCTTCTTGGAGGACAGGTAGTCGACGAGCAGGGTCCGCAGCGTGATGGCCAGTGCGAGCAAGATCGGCCTCATTCGTCGCGCTCCTTGCTGACCAGCGCCTTGCCGGCGCGTCCGACAACCTCAAGCGCCGCGTACGCGTCCCGGATCTCGTCCCGCAGCTCGGGTGGCAGCGGCTCGCGCGTCATCCTGACCTTGTGGACCAGGCCGGTCAGCGTGGAGGTGAGCTCCTTGACCGAGATCAGCGAGCCGAGCAGGGCGACCACGTGCCGCCGGTTGATGGGCAAGCACGCGTCGGGGTGTTCGGACGGCGTGTCGTCGCTCGGCAGCTCGTCGGCGTCGTGCCCGTTGCCGTCGAGGTCGCTCATGGCAGCTTGCTCGACTGGACCATCCAGGAGATCCGCATCAGCCAGCCGAGCAGGCCGACGGCGCCGGCGGTGACGACAGCGAGCCAGACCTTGATCCAGAAACCGCGCCGCTCATCGTGCACCTTGACCCGGGCGCTCATCGCTTCGAGCGCCGCGTCCATGGTGACGACGCCTTTCTCCAGCGCGACCCGCAGGGCCCAAAGGCCCTCGGTGAGCTGCGCGTTGAACTTGCGCTGCTCGTCGATGTACCGCTCGGCGTTCTCGACCCGGCGCGGGATGTCGACGTAGGCTGGCTGGGGGTCGGCCACAGCGCAAGCCTACCGGCTTGGCGGCGCGACCCAAGTTTGCGTCTAGATCACGGGGACAGGGCGCCGGCGGCTACTGCGGAATGCCGGCCCGCCCACAATCCTTCTTCTCGATCGCCTTCCACTTCTGATAGCTGGGCTCGTCCTTCGCTTGGATAAAGGCTGCGGAAACGAACCCAGCGTGAACGCATGCATCCATTCGCGTGCCGCTGCGATTCGCGATCTCGTACTGCGTCACGGCGTCGTCAGCGACCTTCTTCTCGACGCTTGCCATGAATGTGGAGCCACCGGCGCTGGTGACCACCTCGCCCACGTTGTTGCATGCCTTGATGCCGACGATGAAGATGACCAGGGAGAGGGCACCCACTGCCACCTTGGCTCCGGAGCTGGTAGTTGGATGGGGCCTACCGCATCCAGGACAAGTTTTCGCCGTTGTGTCGACCGCTTGCTTACATCCGATGCACGGTTTGAGCGCCAAGATTGATCCTTTCGGTTACAGCGTTGGGGAGGTGCGGGTCAGAGCGGCGCGCACTCGTCGCAGGAATGGACGCACAGGACGCTGTTCGGGATCGTGCACTCCTCGGCCTGCAGCGCGAAGGGGCTCGGCTGGCAGGTCATGCACTGGAGGTTGCCCCCGTTCTTGAAGAGGGTGTCGCCGTGGGCGTTCAGGCAGTATTGACCCCCGGCGGGCGCCCAGTTCACCAGGACCGCCATGCAGGTGCGGTAGGTCGTCGCTGGCGCGCCGCCCGTGCCCGCGGCGCCGCCGCTGCCGGCCATGGTGCCGCCAGATCCGGTCACGCCGCCCGTGCCCACCACCGCTGCGCCGCCGGTTCCGCCGGCGTCGGCCAGGGCCTGGCCCCCAGCCCCTCCCGTTGCGCCTGTGTCGCTCGTGGCGCCCCCCGAGCCGGGGGGCTGGCTATCAGCCGCCACCAGTGCGTCCCCGCCCGCGTCAGCCTCGCGCATTGCGGCCGGGTCTGACCCACAGCTCGCGACCAGCAGTCCCAGCCCCAGAAATCCTGCCCACAGCGTCTTCAAGGTGTCCGTCCCTTCGGTTTCGTCTCATTCGGTTGTTCTGATAAGCCCCCCTAGCGTTTGCGGCTTGGCGCCAGTCCCCGCCCGATTGCTTCGTCCATCTCCTCGACCGTCGCCGGTGGCGGCGGCCCGTCCGGGAATGTCAGCTTGTGGATGTCGTCGAACGTCACGGCGCCAGTTGATTTTTCGAGACGCTTCAGGTTCTCGCGGACAAGCCGTGGATGCCGCGCCACCATCTTGAGCAGCGCCATCGCCGGACCCTCCGGCTTGCGCCGGCCCTGCTCCCAGCCCCGGAGCGTACCCGCGCTGATTTCCATCGCCTGGGCAAACTCAGACTGCGACATGCCGACGTAGCGGCGGAACGCGGCGATGTCCTCGCCGGACTTGAGGTCGCCCGCGCGAAGCCGTAGAAGGGTGCTGTGCCGGATGGCGCGCGCGAAATCTGCCTCGGTCATCTCGGGGATGTCTTTGAAAGAGATGCCGTGATGCCGCTTGTTGAGGCGATTCTTTTTCGGGTCCCTGGTGAACTTCATCTAAGAATAAGTATACGTCACTGACGCACCTGTGTCAATGACGTATGAATCTGACGAACTTGCGAGCTGCCCGCCCGGGTTCAGTAGCTCTGCGCGTACTGCACGGGGCCAATGTGCATCACGAGCGCGCCGCTGCCGGAGAGCTTCTTGGCGCCAAAAGTGGCAAAGGACTGGCACCCGACCACCGAGGGCGTGGTGATCGTCGCGACCGGCGCGCCGCCGTTGATGTAGAACTTGAACGCGGCCCCCGTCCATTCGACCCGCATGTGCTGCCAGGCCGCGCCAGCGACGGCCACGCCCGTGTCGACCGCGGTCCCGAGCGTGGTGCCGTTGGCGACCACGGCTTGCCAGTTGCCGGAGGAGGCGTCAGTAAAGAACAGACCGCCTCTCATCGAGGCGACCACAGGACCGGCGGTGCCGAGATCCCCGTCGCTCAGGCCCATGAACAGCTGGGATTCCGCCACCGCGACGGTGCCCGGGTAGACGTCCCATTGCATGGCGATACGGTTGGACGCCCTGAACGAGCCCTGCCGCATCTTGAGAACGTCGATCCTGTCGCCGACGGTGGTGCCGAGACTGAAGTACATCAGGTTGGAGAACTCGATCGGCGAGCCTCCGAATGACGAGTCGATCGAAAAGACTGCGCCCGGGCCCACCATGATCGCGTGCCAGAGCTTCGTCTCAAGGCCGGTGAAATCTGTGTTGCCGGGGGCTACCAGGCTGGCACTGCCGGACCACGACTCGGTCCACCTGATGGCCCGGCCGGTCGGAAACCCGAGCGCATCGAGCACCAGGAACCAGTTGCCGAGGTCAGCGCCAGGCGCCAGCGCCAGCGTGGCGGAGCCGACCACCATATAGATCGCGCCGTCCGGCCCACGCACCAGCGAGCCGGTCGCGTAGACGCGATCGTCCTGCCAGTTGGGCAGGCCCCACGCCATCAGGTACGTGACCGCGTTGCTCGCGAACTTCAGCACCCAGTTGAAAAAGCCGCGTGACGGCGGGATCGCGGTCAGCGGCCAGCCGGCCTGGATGAACCCGTCGGCCGGCCTGACCAGGTCGGGCGACGACAGCGCGGTCTCGGCCCAGATCGGGGCGACTTCAGGTTCGAGGGGAAATGCCATCGCTGACTCTCTTTCTTTTGACCGGCCTTAGAAGATCTCCGACAACGGCCCGCCAGGCGGCGCGGCCAGGTTCAGCTCGCCAAACGGCTTGGCGCCCGGCGTGTCGTCGAACCCGAAGAAGTCGCCCGCAGCGTCGAAAAACTGCTGCGTCACGAACACCCCCATCGGCCGGGCCAAGATGGTGCCGCCCGCCCCGCCGTTGAGGACCGCCGCCTCGGCGGACGTGACGACCCGGCCGATCGCGTACCCGATCGCCATGCCGCCGTAGTCGGTCAGGATGATGGGCGCATCGAAGACCTGCGACAGGATCGCCAGGATGTCGGGCCCGGTGGCCTTGGCGGCGTTGCGGGTGATGCGCGCCTTGATCAGGATCCGCAGCTGGGGATCGAGCGCGACGTCGCCGTTGACCAGCTCGCGCAGCTGGCCGACCAGCTCGCCCGTGGTGGCGAGGTTCCGATCGCTCGCGAGATCGATATCGTCGAGCGGCTCGATCTGGAGCAGGACGTTGTCGATCTCCTGGCAAAAGTCCATCAGCGCGTAGATGAACCCGAGCAGCCGGGTGCTCTGCCGGTACTGGATGATGACCCGGCTGGCGGCCTGGGCGCGGTAGCGCCCAACCGGAGGGGGCGGCACATCGCCATGCCAGAAAGTGTCTGCGGACTCAGCGCCTCCGGTAACGTATCCATCGACGTCAGCCATTTACACTCCGAGGAGCATCGTGGTGGCGCCGTCCCACGGAAGTACGAAGTCGTCAACCACAATGAAACGTTTGGATCCGTCGCCGGGCAGGTGGTCTCCCGTAGACAGCGAAGGTACCGTCAGCCACATATCGACCAGATGTCCGCGTCGACCACGGTCGCCGGGCGCGGCCACGCCCGCGCCGAACCAGGTGACGTTGTGAACGCCGAGTGAGGTGAGGGGATATTCACCACTGAGTTCGTTGGCGTAGTCGCCGCTCACCACCAACGTGCCGCCGCTGTGTGCTTCCGTGCCGAGCGTCGGATACATGGGCGCGCCGCTGTTTCCGAGAGCGTAAAAACAGCCCGTGCCGAGGTAGCCCATGTTTGTAGAGACGCGATCGGCGTAGTTCAGCCAGCGAGAGGCGCTCAGCGTCAGTGCACCCGACGAATGAGTCATCGCGGCGATCACGGGGTTTGCCCACCCCGACACCGCGCTGCCCGGAGCCTCGAAGGCGAGGTAGCATGTGATGCCCCCCCCCGCGCACCCAAGAATCCGAGTGCATTGCCCGTCGGTGGATTGCATCACGTGGATGACGTACTGACGGGAAACGAGCGCACCTCCCGGCGAGATCCAGTCGGCAGGGGCATTGCCGACGTTGTAGAGCGTCACGACGACCTCGTCGCTCGCCGTGGGTCGAACGATAGTGGTGCCGCCTGTGAATCCAGCGGACGGCGAAAACACCACGTCAATGCCACTGTCGCTCGGGGCGTACCACGATCTGAACTCAAAAAGCACTTGGGCGCCCCCGTTCAGGCCCGGCTGTCTCAATACAATCCAGGAGTGGTCATAGGGGGGCACATCGCCGCCGACGATGTTGGCGAACGTGACGAGGAGATCGGTCCCGGTCATATTCGAGGTCACGCCGTTGCTGGATCCGGCCACTGTCCACGGGCTCAAGGGCATCGCCTTTAGCGCGTTCTTCAGCAGGATGAACGCCTTTCTGATGTCGTGGACAGGGATGCCGTCGGTGGTGTTCTGGAGATTCAGGGCGAACTGCCAGGTCTTTTCGAGAACAGGAATGGGCATCTGTTAGCCGATCACGATGTTGGTGCCGTTCCACGGCAGCGCAAAATTGCCCACGATTATCAATCGATGGGATCCATCCCCTGGGTATGTGTCGCCAGCCGCTGGAAGGCCGGACGTCACCCACAGATCGAAGAGATGCCCGTGGCGTCCACGCTGCCCCACTGTGACGTCATGAAAAAGCCCAATGGGGGCAATGCCCAGTTCGGCGGTCGGCTCGATGTAGATCTCAGGCTCAACCGGATACGGCCACTTTGCTGGATACTGACACGGGGATTCTGCCGTCAACTTAAACGGCATGTCGCCGAGAGGACCTCGGGCTGCCATCCTGACCGTGCCCCCAAACCAGTTTTCGTAGTGGAAGGGGCCCACGGTGTAGTTGTCGCCGTAGATGTCGCCGTAGTTCGAAGCTACCGCTGTCGCTATCGCCGGACTAGACCAGCCAGCCACCGGACTAGCCGGGCGGTCGATAAGCCACATTCCCCGGAACACATTGTCTGAGGCTGTAATGAGGCGAGTGCATTGACCGTCGGTGGATTGCATGACGTGGGCGCGAAATGGAAAACCGGCAGTCCCGGTCCACGTGCCACACCAGGCGGCTCTGTCCAGGAGCCTGACTTCATCGGTCGCGGTAGGCCGACTGGTCACCGAGCCTCCCGTGAATCCGGCGGCTGCCGAGAAATATAGGGTCAGCTTGGACACGGTCAGATGATTCAGGTCGATACAGATCGAAGTGTTGCCGTTGATGGCAGGTTGCTTCAACACGATCCACGAGTGGGCATTGCCGGCGGAGTCGCGGACGCAATCGGCGCCGACGGCCAACAGATCGGTCCCGGACATATTGAACGCCAACGAGTTGGAGGACCCGACCACAACCCAGGGGAAAAGGGCGAAGGTCTTGAGCGCGTTCTTGACCTTCAGGAAAATGGAGTCCATGTCGCCCTTGTCGGTCCCGGTGACATCACTGTGGATGTTGACGTTGAACTGCCAGGTCTTCGCGGGCGTGGGAAGTGGCATGGGGTCAGCTCACTCTGATTGCGAGAGCACGATCTGGGTCGTCTCCCACGAGGCGACCGCGTTGTATGGGATCACCAGGTTGAGCTCCTCGGTCGGGCTGGACGAAAGGCCGAGGAACACGTTGCGGATGTTCAGCCCCGGCACGCTGTTGATCGGGACGTACAGCTGCGACCGGATCACGTCCGTGCCGATGTCGGAGTGCTCGCGCCCCCAGGCCACGATCGCCGCCTTCATGGCGGCCTGGGTCGCGGTGCCGGGCAGCGGATCCATCACGACATGGATCCAGATCGGCGCGACGATCGGTCGGTCGAATTTGATGATCTGGGTTGTGCCCTGGCCGTCCACAATCGGCTGCTCGACCGCGCCGACCTGGGTGACGCCGAGCGACTTCTTGAGCCAGATCGCCTCGGCGATCTTGTCGTTGGCGCCGCCCTCGACGATGCACTGGATCGAATGGCGGGGCAGGCCGTTGGCGTCGATGATGTCCGTTGGGTTCTCGTAGACGCGCGAGCGCGTGACGTCCGGGACCTGCAGCAGGGCGGCGTTCAGGCCGTCCAAGATCCCCTGCGACGGGATGGCGACCGACATGGCGCGCCGCACGCGAAGCGCGGCGTCGGTCTCGACCGCGGTGCCGAGCGTCGCGGCCACCGGGTTGGTGGCTCCGGTCCAGCCGCTGATGACGGTCTGGATCGACATCAGGCTGGCGGCCAGCGCCACGACCGGGCCCGGCACCGTCGCGCGCGCCGTGCCGGTGACCGTGCCTCCCCCGCCGATAGTCAGCGTGGCGGTGGTCTCGAAGACGGCGGTCGGATCGGCGGCGTTGGCGATCAGCGAGCCTGCAGGGATCACGGTTGAGGGCACGCCGGACAGCGTGACTCCCGCCGTGCTGAACGCCTCGGGCTTGCGCGTGACGCCGTTGAGCCGCACCAGCCGCGACAGGCCCGCCCCGCGCGCGCCGGCGGGCGAGCGGGCGTTGAACACCGCCTCGGCCAGCTCGTCCAGGTCGGCGATCGCCTCGGCGAAGATCCCGAGCAGCTGGCCGTCCGGGGTCTCGGCCGACAGATCGAGGTCGGTGCCGAAGATCCCTTTGACCGCCGCTTCGAGCTGGGCCTTCCGCTCGGGCAGCCGGGTGCGGACGAAGCCCGAATCGTCAATGAGGCTCACGGCCCCACCTGCGCCTGGTTGATGGTCCAGGCCTCGCCGTCGACAGTGGTGCCGTTGCCGGTCACGCTGAGCTTGCGGGTCTCGGGGTTGAGCGACAGCGCGAACCCGTCGAGGGTCGCGATGCCGTCAGTTTCGAGGATGGTCGCCTTGAGCACCGATTCAGTGTATTGGAGGTTGCGCTGGCCCCCCATAATCGGGGGCACCGAGCTTGAGGCCGGCTGCCACCACGGCACGCCGCCGTCGGTGTCCAGGAACCACTCGCCCCGGATGAACAGCAGGCGGCAGACCAGCCGCTGGGCCGTCGCCTCAGCCCCGCGCGCGAGGTTGCGCATCCCGTGGCCCAGAGTCATGTCGTGGTTTCGGTCCAAGCGGCGAACGATCTGGGTCATGGGTCAAACCGCCTTCACGCTGCTGGAGCCGCCGGTGATCTCGCCACCTGTCAGCACGGTCGGGGCGGGCGGTGGGGTGGGGGCCGTTCCTGAAGGGACAAAGGCTCCGGTCGCAAGCAGCGCGCTGGCGAGGGCGGCCACGTCCGCCGGCAAGAGCGTCAGCTTCGCCGTGTCACCCATCCGGGCCAGCCGAAGGGGGGGCGCCGAGCCGTCTCGGGTTCGGAGCTCGACGCCGGTGGTGCTGAAAGCCGGCAGCTTGCGCGGCTTGCTCGACACGCCCACGATCGCGAACGCGTCCGACAGATCGTGCAGCCGGTACTCCGACGGCAGTTGGACGCGGCCACGGTCCCACCAAAAGTCGATCGCGCGCTCGCTGAAAACCAGCAGGCACTCGTCTTCGGGCTCGACCGGGAACGTCAGCACGAAGTTGCCGCCCGAAGGGAACTGGACGGGCACGTCGACGCACAGGGGCAGGCTTACCGCGCCTTGTTCGACGAAGATCTGCTGAATCGCCGGCTGCACGGTCGCGGTCTGGGTCTCGGGGTAGAACTTCTTGATGATCCCCGGCAGGCAGGTGTGGGTGTCCATGATCGCGGCCCGGACGTGGGTGCGGATCGCGCTTTCCAGGGTGGCGTCCTGCTGCTCGTCGCGCTGGGCGGCCGCCTGCTTGGTGTCCATCACGCCGCCTTCTTGGTGGGCGGGATCGGGTGGCCGAGGCTCACGCACGTGACCTGGGTCGACCAGGTGTTCGAGCGGGTGTCGCCCTCGTGCTCGATCTTGATGACCTTGTAGACGCCGTCGGGATCGAGCCGGGCCAGCACGCCGCGGTGCTTGGTGGTCTTGACCTTGCGCGCGCCCGGCTTGGTCTCCAGTTCCTTTTGGATCTTCGCCTTCAGATCGTTGTTATCGAGCCAGATCTTGCCGTTGACCCGGATGCGGGGGTTGAGCATGCAGGTCGCGGTGATCCCCTTGTCGTCGATCTCGGGCGCGCCGAGCAGGCCGGTGTCGGAGCGCAGGACGATGGCCTCGGTCGGCAGCGTCGAGTCGGCCGGCACGATCTCCAGCACGCCGTTCTGGATCGACCAGTGCGCGTCGCTGTCTTGCGCGATCTCGTCGAGCACGTCGCGCGCCATGCCGGTCACGACCCGGCCGCGCAGCCGCTTGCGATCCTTGACCACCGCGTGGCCCTTCTTCGTGGTGGTGAATTTAGCAACCACCTGGTCGAGCAGCTGCGAGGTGGACGAGCCGGCCGCCAGCGTGAAGTTCAGGATCGTCTTGCGGAAGTCTCTGTCGCCGTCGGCGGCGTCGATCTCGGTGATCTGGTCATTGCCGTCGCGGTAGCGGAAGACGTGCCGGATGTTGCCGCGGAAGACCAGCAGCGCGGCGCCCTCGTAGCCGGCGTTGACCAGCACGTCGTCGAACTCGTCGCGGATCTGGTTCTCGTGGGCCTGGGTCAGGTTGTAGATCTTGATGAGCGCCGTGTTCGGGACGCGGGCCAGCGACTTTTCGACCTTGAAGTAGATGCGCAGATCCTGGATCGACAGGCCGCGCCCCGCCTGGCCGACCACCACCTCGCACTGCCGCTTCCACTGCAGGGTGGAGGCTTTCATTGCGTGACACCCAGCCCGGGCGTTCCGACAGACGCCAGGAGCGCAAGCTCCTGCTCGGTCACGTAGACCACGATCAGCCGCTCGCCCAGATCGTCGGGGCCGGCGTCGGTCTCGGTGTTGCTCAGGTCCGACGCGATCATGCCGCCGATCTTGAGCGCGTAGCTGGACAGCAACTCCTGGCCGAGCAGTAGCGGGACGCCCGACACCAGCCGCACCCCGTCGATGTCGCGCGTGACGTCGAACGTCCAGGACGCAGATCTCACGTTGTAGCGGGTCTCGATCGTGTACTCGCCGCCCGCCAGATCGGTTGTGAAGAACCGGCTCGGGTCGGACGTGAGGGGAAGGAGGAGCATCAGGGCGCCCCGCTGATGAGGCCGACCCCGCGGGCAATATAGTCGGCAATCGCCTGTCGGGACAGCTTCGGGGTGCCCACCGACATTAGGGGGGCCTTAGGGTCGGCGGGCGTGCTCTGCGCCTTGCCGGCCGCCACGGTCGGCGCAGCCTGGAGCTTGGGCTTGCCGGGCTTGCGGGGCGGGTAGGTGACGGTGCGGGTCCCGACCCGGATCACCTCCCGCAGGCTGGCTTTGAAGATCAGGATCGCGGCCGTCTCCTTGTCCTGATCGGCCGTCAGGCTGGTGATCACCATGTTGGGGTACAGGCGCAGGCCGGTCTGTACGCTGAACGGCTCGGCCAGGCGCTGGAGAGTGAGCAGGTACCCAAATGCGGCGCCAGCACGGCTGGCGTCGCTCCTGAACGTGTCCTCGACGGTGTTGCCGTGCTGATCCTTGCCGTACAGCCACACGTCGCCGACCGCCCCTTCGACCTCCAGCCTTTGCGGCTTCATGTACGCATGATCGGAGACCACGACGCCCGTCTCGATCGGGTTCTCGGTGATTTCGAGCTCCGAGGTGTGGCCCTCGCGGATGACGGCGTCGAACGACACGGCGTGGGTCTCCGCGATGTTTTCGCCGGCGACACCTTCGCTGGTCTGGGGGATGAGCCAGACGCGCTTGACCGCGGTCGGCCAGTCCTCGGCCCCGAGCACGCCCGCAGCAAGCAAACCGACCGGCATCAGAGCACCTTCGGCGTCTGGGCGTTACGGGTGGCCGATCGGTGATCCTGCTTGACCACCTTTTCCACAGCCTTGCCAGCCGCCTCGGCGTCGGGGGCGGTGATGTTGACGGTCACCGGGCCGTTCGTGACGTTGGTGGTGATGGTGTTGTTGCGCGAGCTGTTGACCGAACCATACGCGGTGGCGTAGTCCTCGCCGCTCATGCTCGCGGTCGGCCCCTGCCAGCCGGCGGGGTGCTCCTCGGTCAGGCCGGTGTCCGAGTTGAACCACTTGACCGGTTGCTGGCCGGCCGCGCCGGCGGCCTGGGGCACCATGCGGGAGCCGCCGCCTGCCTTCCGAGCCGCTCGCCGCTCTTCTCGCTTTTTCCGGTCAGCGTCATCTTTCGGGTTGTTCCACTGCGGCAACTCGACCGGCTGGCCGTTGGTGTCCAAGCCGCCGTTCATCCCGGCCGAAACGTTGCTCATCACCCCACCGAGGAAACTGTCGAGTTTGTAGATCCACTCGGGCAGTTCGAGGCCGTCGATAAAGTCGTCCCAGAGATCTGACAGACCGGTCGTGATGACCTGCCAGTCGGCGAGGAGTTCGTAAGCGGCCACGCCGACCGCGCCGATGGCCAGGATGGTGAAAAATAGCGGGAGGGTCGCCGTGATCCAGGCGAGGGCTGTCTTGATTGCCGCCGCACTCGCCTCGGTCGCGAGCAGCGCGAACCCGGCCGCCACCGCAGCGAGCGACCATGCGATGGCCTTGAGCGCCGGGTCGAGCCGGTCGACGAGCCAGCCCGTTACCGATTGACCGCCCTCGCGGAAGGTATCGATGTCCTCGACCAAAAGCGCGATCCCGAGGGAGAGGGCCGCGATCGGGAACAGCCACACCAGGAACATCAGCGCGCCAGCGATCATCGCCTTCTTGGCGCCGCCTTGCAGGTCGGTCAGCCAGCCGATGATGTTGCCGGCGGTGTCCACGAGCTGCCCACCCCACTTGACCAGCAGTTTCCCGTCGGCGACGATCTCGCGTCCGAACGCGGTGAGCTCCCCGTCGGAGTCGAACAAGGCATCGTTGATCTTGCCGAGCCCGATCTTGACTGCTTCGAAGAGACCCTCGGTCGCGAGGCGGGTAATCACCGAGAACGTCGACTCGACCGCGCCCCACATCGCGTCGAAGCTCTTGGCCGAGGCCTTGAGCATCGGGTCGAGCTTGACGAGCGCCGCGTTGATGATCTCGAAGCGCTTGGCCTGGCTGAGGGCATTGAACGCCGTTGGGTCGAGCGCCGTGCCGTCGGCCGCTTTCGGAAGCAGGGCCTGCATGCGCTGCCACAGGACGTTGTGGCCGCCGGCCCGGCCGTGGGCGGCGAGCAGCATCTGGGTCTCGCGCCCGGTGGTGCCAGAGTCGAGGTTCTGCGACTTGCCGTACGCGGCCAGCCGGTTTGAAAACTCGACCATCTGGTTGACGGTCGAGCCCTTCATCGCCTCCTTGATGACCGGGAACGCGGTCTTGAAGACGTCGATGTACTCCTGCGCGGTGCCGGGCAGAAGGGCCGCGTCCTTGACGATCTTCTGCATCACGCGGGAGGCCTCGGTCAGCCCCTCTTCGAAGGTGCCCGAGACGCCGAGCGCGTTCAGAAAGCCAGCGATCTGGATCTTGTTCTGCTCCCACTGGTTGCCCACCATGACGGCGCCCGTCACCATGGCGCCGATGCCGGCGGCAGCGAGCCCAAGGCCGCTGGCGTACGACAGAACCCCGGCCCGCATCTTGGCGCTGCTGGCGTGGACCGAGGCGCCCAGCGACATCAGCGACGCCTTGGCGGTCGCGACGCTGCGCTCCACCTGCGCGATGCCGGCCGGATCTACCTTGAAGCCGAGCGCGATGAAAAATTCGTCGAGGATCATTTGGACGCGGCCTCATACCGGCGCTGGTACTCCGCCTGCTCGTCGAGCGCCTCGTGCATGTCGGCCAGATCGTCGATCGAGTAGGTGCCGTCCTGCAGGTCGCGCAGCCGGCACAGCGGCGGATCGTGCATAACGGGCCTCCAGAGATACAGGTTGATGTTGGCTGACTCGATCGCCTCTACTTTGGAATCGCGCCGGCGAGAGAAGCGGAGAGGCCGGCGGGAAAAAAATCGCTGAAGTTCACCCGGAGCGCCTCGATGAAGACCTCCCAGAGTTGCTTGTTCTGGCCGGTGAACGTGCTGTCGATGTCGATGCGCTTGCCGTCGCACGAGCAGGCATCGAACACGGTCTTCATCTGGACCAGCAGATCGTCGGCCTCCATGCGCGAGGTCAGAAGGCCGATCGCCGCACCAGCGGCGGCAAGCTGCTGGTCGGCGCTGGAGTCCTTGCCCTTGATGTCCATGAAGGCCCGAAACAGCGGCTCGCCGATCACGCGCGCGATCGCGACCTCGACCCGGACCGCCTGGGTGGCGGGCAGGATCCCGAAGCTGAACACCCGCCCGCCGATCGTCTTTTGCGCTGCCGAGGCCACCGGTTACGCCGTCTCGGCCAGCGCTGTTGCGAACCCGACGAACGCCGGCGCGCCGAGGATGAGATCGAGCCGCTCGACCACGAAGGTCCACTCCTGGGTCGCGATGCCGGCGCCGCGCGAGACGTCGGGCAGCTTCTTGATGTACCCGAGCGCACCGGCGCCCATGTCCTGACGGTACGAGTCCTGGAAGGTGATCACCACCGGGACGAAGCGCTTGGGCCCCGCGGCCTGCAGGTTGGCCAGGCCGTTGAGGTAGGCGTTGCTCGGCGAGGTCTGCATCAGCTTGATCGTGATCTCGCCCGACCGGTCGGCGTTGAGCGCCAGCGCCATCTTGCCGTCGGCCCCCATCTTGTCGGTCGCGGCGTCGGCGCGCCGGGTGATCTTGATGACGTCGTCGCCGTCCGCCCACCCCGACAGGGGCACGAGGTTGACGTTGACGAACGTGTCGAGAAACGAGTACGCCTTCATCGCAAGCTCCTATCGCTGAAAGGTGAACGTGATGGCGGCGCTGTGGATGGCACCCCCGCCGATGCCGATCGCCGAGATGGGGGGGCTCTTGCGCAGATCGCGGTCGGCCGTCAGCTGGTCGGCGACCGGCTGGGCGTAGACGTAGTAACCGGTCGGCAGGAAGTCGCCGGTCTTGACCTCGCCCAGGTTCTGGCCCTTCCAGACGCCGGGCGCGAGCAGGCCGTTTGACTTGGCCATGTTGAGCGCGCCCATCGCGGCCTGGGTCAAGATCCCGACCCCCTCGTCGGTCTGTGGGATCTTCGTGACCCGGGTGGCCAGAGCAGTGAAGACGGCGTTTTGCATGGTGGCCTGCAGCCAGTCGAGGCCGTGCACCTCGTCGAAGAACCGTCCCGACGCCACCACGCCCTGCGCGACCATCGGGAAACCGCCGACGTCGGTGTAGTAGTTGAGGTTCTTGGCCTCAAGCGCGAGCCGCTCGGTCTCGGTCAGGTTGTCGATCGCGATGCCGGGCAGCTGCTTGAACTTGAGCGTGCTGGTGCTGTTCGGCTGGTCGAAGTCCACGATGAACATGCGCGCCATGCCCGACAGCGCGGCGTACGGGCTGCCCGCGCTGTAAAACCCGATGGTCCGCACGTAGCCGAGGTTCTTGGCGTAGTAGCCGAGGTCGCTGGTGGCGGCCGACAGCTTGGCGTTCGGATCGGCGGTCGTGTAGAAAAACGCCATCTTCGCCGCCTCGGCCCAGGCCATCGCGTCCTTCTGATCTTGCGTGCTCGACGCCGCGGTCAGCGCGACGCCGTAGAAGGTCGCATCGAAGATCTGGGAGGCGTTGAGCGCGTCGGTCAGCGTCTCGATCGCGATCCCAGGCGCGCTGGTGGCGCCCGCGGCGGCGGTCAGGCCCAGGATGGTCGATGCGTCGGTCGGCGAGCCGCCGCCGGTCGGGGCGACGGCGTGCAGGACGATCGAGGCCGTGCCCGTGGTGGGCGACGTGATGACAAACCGCAGCCCGACCGTGTCCCAGGTGCAGGTGGTGGCGGCCAGCGCGGCGGCGAGCTTGGTCTGGATCAGCGTCGCGACCGCCGCCAGGCTGGCCGCGCCGGAAAGATCGAGCGCGGTGATCACGCGGTTGGTGCCGTTGATCGTGATGTCGAACCCGCCGTTCGTGATCCCGGTGTAGGCGGCGAGCAGCGCCGAGACGCCGGCGCCCCGCAGCTGGCCGGCCTGCGCGGCCAGGAACTGGCGCCCGATCTTGAGCTGCTTGGGCGCGGGGGTCTGGCCGAAGTAGGCGGCGGCCGCCTTGTACTCCTCGGTGCCAGAGCCGAAGTCGACGCTCACCCCGCCAGACAGCTTGGTGTACGTGCGGATCCGTTCGGACAGGGGCAGGACGGTAGCCACGCCGAGGACGAGCCCCACCCCGAAGCCGCGCGCGACCGGCGCCTGGGGAGCGACGAGGATCTGGACCGAGACGACCGAATCAACAGAAAGGCTCATGGAGTCACCTCAAAGGCGCGGGTTTGTCCGGGCTGTAAAGACAGCGTCACCGGGGCGGTCAGGATGGTCTGGATGACCGCGCTTTCGCGGTTGACGAAGCTGAAGGTCAGATCGATCTGCCCGCGGCTCTCGTACGTGTCGTCGGCCAGCGCGGTCAGATCGCGCGCGGCCCCGACCTGCAGAAGGCCAAGCCCGAGCGCGCGCATCAGCGCCACGTAGGCCGACATCTGCAGCCGCTGGCGCAGGCGGGCGGCCCGGTCGAAGGCGGCGCGGCTGTAGCGCGCGATGCCGGCCGCATCGGCCGCCGCCGAGCGGAAAAACTGGACGCTCGCCACCACGATCTTGACCGCGTCGGTGACCTCGGTGGTCACGGTCGGGCTGGTCGCCACCAGGCTACTACTGGCGCGCCCGCTGTCGCTGATGGAGATGATCTTCACCGTCGCGAACTGCGCCACCTGTCCGCCGGACGGCATGATCTGATCGGCCGGCCTGACCGCGTTGGCCGGCATGCCCATCACGACCCGGACGAGGCCGCAGACGATGCGGGTCACGTCCTCGATCACGAGACGTACCCTTCGGCCAAAACCTTGTAGTAACCGGCATCAGGCCAGGGGTCGGCTTTGATCACCCGGTACCGCTTGCCGTCGACCAGGATGACGTCCGACTCGATGGTCGAGCCGTCGCCGGCCCGGATCTCGCTGTGGCTCCAGACCGCGATGACGTCCGACAGCCGAGACCCCTCGGGCAAAAGCTTGAGCTCGTTGTCGCTGGCCGGCTGCACGATCCCGGTCAGTTGGGTGGTCGCGTACGTGGACGACGCCACGCCCTCGTTCGCGACGGTCAGCGTCGGCCGCATGATCGAAAACGCCCGAACGAAGTCGGGGTCGCTCATCAATTCGGAGACGTCGATCACGTGGCCTCGCCGGTGACGATCTGGTAGGTAATCGACTGCCTCAGCGATCCCGTGTCGATCAAGGGCTTGGACGAGCCCTTGCGCCGGATGGTGGCAGGCCGCAGCGGGACATAGCTGCCCTCGACGATCTGGCGCTGCACGGCCGCGACGGCGAGCGCCCCGACCCGGCCCAGCGCCACCGGCACGGTGAGCGTGCCGCGCGCGATGCCGCGCAGGCTGTTGGCGTTGACCTCGGTGAGATGGGGCAGGGCGGCCCGGATCCCGGTGCGCAGGAACGACCGCTCCGGGATCCCCTGCGACGGCGATCCGAACTCGTGCACGGCGGCGATCATCGCGATCGACGTGCCGTCGGCCTCGGCCGGACCCTTGGGCACGCCGACTAGCACCCGGCGCGTATCGTTCGCCAGGCGGTGCGCCAGCGCCTGCAGGCCCTTGCCGTGCGTGTCCTTGAGAACGGTGACGCTCATGTCAGACCGCCAAGGCGCCCACGCCGAGCTGGCGCGCGAGGTAGCGGTACATCCGCCCGTACGACGTGCGCAGGAACGGGTCGGCCATCTGCTTTTCGAGCATGGCGGCCGACCGCATGACGCTGACCTGACCGACGCGCTTTTCGACCGCGTCGTCGGCGCCGCCGCCGGTTGCGTTGAGCTGCTCGACCTTGATGAAGTGCGCCACCACGTTGCCGAAACCGAGGTCATACCGATCGCCCCAGAGCACGGTTTCCACGAACCGGCCCGCGGTCGTCATGTGCCGGGTGATGTCCGGCGCACTGACGGCCGCGAAGACCGGAAACGCGGTCTGGAATTCGGCGACGGTCATCGATCACTTCGTGGGTTTGCTCGTGCGGTCGTCGGTGTGGGTCGCGCCAGCCGGGGCGGGCGCGGCCTTGCCCTTGACCAGATCGCCGCTGGCGAACAGCGCCATCGTGAACTTGTCGGCCGCCAGCGCGGCGAGCAGCTCGTCTGGCACGTCGGCCGCGCCGTTTTGCTTGCCGTCGTCGCCGCCGTGGCCGCGCGGGATGCTCACAGTCGGCAGATCTTTCGCCGACAGGTCGATCTGTCTTTCGGAAGTGTTCTCAACTCGCATTGTCGGTCTCCTTTTGAAAGTGGCCGGCGTCCCTCACCAGGACGCCACGTTGTTTCCACGTGGAACGGGCCAGGTGCGGGTCAGATCCCGTCCATGTAGTAGGCGGTGGCCGGGCGCCTGATCTCGAGGCCGCCGTACTTGTACTCGCCAGGCACCACCACGCGCAGCACGTCCATCTGGGGCGCGAGGAATTTGATGGGCATTGGGATGTGGAACTTCATGTTGTCGTTGCCGGGGTTCCAGAACGCCATCCGCTTGGTGCCGCCAGCGCCGAGCGTGACCAGCTCGGTGACCGCCGTGATGGTCAGCCCCGGATAGAGGCGCTTGATGAACTCCAGCACCGTGGTGTCGCTGGCCGTCGAGCGCGGCTTGAGCAGCAGCGCGGCCGAGCTGACCGGCAGCGCGATGTGGGTCGGAAAGTCATTGGTGACGGTTGCGACCTGAACGGCGGTCAGTCCGGCCGTGATGTCGGCGATGATCGTGTCGGCGGTCGCGGCATCCCAGACCGCGCCGGAGGGCCGGTTGGCCGCCGTCACTGAGGCGTTGTTGAACAACCCGGTGAAGTTGCTGCTGGTCTCGCCCTGGAGGGCGACCTTGTTCATGTGACGGCGAAAGCCGATGTTCGCGGCGTTCAGCTTGTCGGTGGGCAGCGGGCGCTGCAGGTAGGCCGCGATGCGCAGCTCTTCCTGGTTGTAGAAGTACCCCTCGCCACCGTAGGCGACGGGCTTGCTGATCCGGGCGTACGCGACGTCGGCGAACGGCATATCGTTCGCGGCCGGCGACATCCGCCTGCCCATCGCCACGTAGTCGACCAGGGTGTACTCGATCGACTGGGCCCACTCTCCGGCCGCGTAGCTGATGACGCCGGGCAGGAGGGTCTCGTACATCATCGGCTGGTACTGCCGCTCGAACACGCCGGGCTCGTTCCAGGCCAGCTGCGACACCACGAAGGCCTGCGCCTCGACGGCGTCGCGCGCGGACGATCTGCCGTACGCGCCTCCAGCGCCGTTGCCCAGGATGTCTGGGTGGTTGCGGAAGAAGGCGTCGAGGGACGCGTAGCGGTTGTCGTCGACTTCGGCGTTGATCCACCGGCCGGCCTCGTCTTTTGCTTTGATGCGCATGGTGCTTGGTTTCTTTCTTTTGAAAGTGGTTGTTTGGCGGCCGGCCGTTTACGGGGTCACGATTCGGATCATTCCGACCGCGCCAGCGAGGGTGGTCGTCTCCCAGATCGCGCCCGGGACCGCGACGCGGCCCGTGCCGGCCGCGCCGGCCGTGGTGCCCGAGAGCTTTCCGCCCTGGGCGGTGACGGCGATGACGCCGTCGCCGGCGACCACGTTCTCGAACGCGGTCGCGCCGATCGCGCCCATCGTCATGAACGGCACGTCGTGGTACCGCGGATAGTTGATGGTGTTGACGCCGTCGTTGCTGGCGATGAGCGGCGCGGCGTTCCGGACGCTGATGCCGCAGATCACGTCAGCGTCCAGGCCTTGCGGTTTGATGTTCAGGACGGCGCCTGCGGCGACCGCGGTGCCGCGACAGACGGCGACGCCAAAGTCGATCGCGGTGGCGCTCGAATTGACGCCGGTCTTGATGATGTTGGGGCCGGCCTCGGCAACCTGCCCGGCGTAGAGCGGGGCAAGCTCAAGGCCGCCGTAGGTGGCCAGTGTGGGTGCGGGCATGTTGGTCTCTCTTTCTTCCGTTGGGTGGTCGGGTTAGCGGTCGGTGGTGGCGCCTACTTGGCGGCGGCTCGGTCGGGCGCGAAGCCGGCTTGCAGGCGCGACATGTACAGATCGCGACCGCGCAGAGGTGGCGCCTGGCCGGCGGCGTTCGGATCCCCGGCGAAAGCGCGGGCCGTCTCGGCGTCGCGGGCGCGTGCGGCCCCGTCGTCCGCGCGCGTGCCGCGCGCCGCGATCACGGCGTCGAAGGCGGCCCGCACGATCGGATCGGCCGCCGCGGTGGGGGCAACGCCGCCCAGGACCGCGAGCGCTACCGGCTTTAGGGCCTCGTCGGACGCGATCACGGTGGCCAGCACCTCGGCCCGAATCGCCGGGACGGTCTTGCCGGCGGGCTTGAACTCGGGGCAGAGCAGGGCCGCGTCGCCAACGACCTTGGCCCGCTCGGCGGCCAAGGCTTCGATCTGCTCGGGCTTGAGGATCTTGGCGGTCAGGTCGGCCACCACGGCGGCGTGATCGGCGACGAGCTTGGTGGTGGCGTCAGTCGCGGTCTTCAACGCCGTTCGCGCGTCGGTCACCTCTTTGGTGGCGGCGGCGAAGGCGTCGGTCGCCGCCTTTTCGGCCCGCTTCGCGTCGCCGACGATCTTCTCGACGAGGCTCGCTTGGGTGGATTCCAGATCAAGACTGACGCCGTCGAGAACGATCGTGCGGGTGGACATGGGTGGCTCCTCGGTTGTGAAGTGATCGGCGATTCGGCACGTGACGCCGCCGCGTGCAGCGGGAACGATTGCGGTGTGGTTGCCGCGGATCTGGCGCTGGATGCCGTCGTAGGCGACGCCGTCAGGCGTGGTGCCGGACTTCGCGTCCAGCTCGAACGAGTAGCCGTTCGAGATCTGCGAGGTGCCATCAAGAACGGCGCGCACGGCCTGGTGATCGCGGATCATCACCTGGCCTTTCATCTCGACGCCGTCGACCTTGACGTCGCGGACGTCGCCGACGGCGACGAGCTTCCAGTTCTTGGCGTTGACGTTTTCGGTCGGGTGCTTGAACGTGATCGTCCCCGACTCGAAGGACGCGACCGAATCCGTCGCCGAGACCTCCTCGGGCGGCCGGTAAAGGCGCAGTGTCCGGTTCTCGCCCGGCAGCCCAAGCTCGCGCGAGCTGTACTCCTGCACGTTGCCGGCGCGCGCCAGCACCGCGGGCGCCAGCAGAAACCCTTCGTCGGTGATCCGGCGAGCCGTGATGCCGACCAGGTCGACGGCGTTGCAGCGCACGCTCACGCGGCCACCTGCTCCTGCTCAACGCCGGCGTCGAGCTCGTCGAGGTTGAAGACGGGGATCGGGACGCAGCGACAGTTGTGTGTTACGATTCCGCCCGTTACGTACCAGCCGACCGAGGTCTCCAGGTTGAACACATGCCCAGACCACCCATTGATTCGGAGCGCCTTGACCACGCGGCTCGCCTTCTGGGCGAAGGGAAGACACTGCGGGAGGCGGCCCGAATCGTCGGCGTCGGGGATGACGCCCTCTCTCGCCGCTTGCGCGAAAGAGGTGTGCGGACCGACCTCCGGGCTGGCCGAGCGTCCTGGAACCGTCACGAGATCGACGTGCCCGCCCTCGTATCCGCCTACTTGTCTGGCGAGAGCGTGCTGTCGCTGGCCAAGCGCCTCGGCGTCGAAAGGATCGTGCTCGACCGAAGGCTCGCCGAGGCCGGCGTTCACAAGCGCGGCGAGTCCGAAGCCAATCGCTTGAGGATGCAGCGCCTGACGCAAGAAGAACGCCAGCGTCTGTCCGCTGCGGCGCACGAGGCGGTCCGCGGCCGACACCACACGGAGGAGCATCAGCGAAAGCGGGCCAACGCCCGAGAGAGAGTCAGGGGTGTTGGCGAGGCTGAGTTGGTTGCCGCGCTTCGCTCGGCCGGGGGAAAGGACATCGATCAGCAGCGACCGTGCGGGAAGTACAACCTCGACCTCGCCGTCGGTTCCGTCGCCGTGGAAGTCATCAACTCGAAGATCGCGCGTGTAACGGGCGCCGCCGCCCGCCGCCGCTTCGAATACCTCCGCGATCAGGGGTGGACGATCCTGGTGGTCTTTTTCTGCCGACTTGACGATCTGCTTGGCAACCTCGATCACGTCGTCGCCCTCATTGAGCGCGCCGATCGGCATCCACCCGCGGCTGGTAAGCACTGGATGATTCGGTGTGGCGCGGAGCGTTTTGCCAGACTCCGTGACGATCTCGGCCAATTCGCCGCTGAACCAACGGCGGTACGCTTTTTTCACGTCGTGAGCGAACTCGATCTGTGACTCGCCAGGCAGGCAGTTGATCGGCTGGCCCGGGTGGGCCGGCTCGCCGTCGACCTCCGGGGGCTGGTCCCAGCGGTGGGTCGTGCCGTTCAAGGCTGCGTGCGAGCGCCGGACGCGCTCGTCTTGCACGGTCGACCAGATGTAACGGTCGATGCCGAGTGAGCGCTGGCGCACGCGGTTGAAGTCGCTGTTTAGTTTTCCCGTCTGGTCACGGGCGATCAGCTTGGCGCGCGATTCGGTGACGTCGCCGACCTGCTGGATCGTCTTGGCCAGCGATTCCCAGCGCGCGCCGTCCGTCCAGCTCTTGTCAATCGCCTCGCGCAGGCGCTCGAAATACTCGACGGGGATCGACTTGATGAGCGCGACGTTGGCCTCGATGGCTGCGTCGACCTCGGACGCTATCCGGGTGTCGGCATGGATGACGGCGCGCAGATCGATGCCGACGGACTCGTGGATCGCCTTGCCCAGCCGCTCGTCGACCTCGCCCAGGTTCTTGCGGGCCGCCAGGGTGGCAAGCCGGCGCGCCTGGACCTCGAGGCCCCCGAACCTGGCCGCTTCCTCCTCGAGCAAGGACGGCAGGATCGGATCGGTTTCATCGGCGGCGGTGAGTTGCCCGTCGTTGCCCCGGGACACGGCCCTCGGCCACGACGAGCGCAGCCCTTCCCCGATCCTCGAGCCGACGCGGCGGAGCACTTTGACGATCGCCCCCAGCTCGGCCCGGTACCAAAGCTCGGCCCGGTGACTCGGCCGGATCGGGCGCAGGCGGCGCATGTCCCGCTTGCGCAGCCGGGCGGTCCGCGGGTGAAGGGCGGCGATGTGGCGTAGGGCGATGTGCAGCAAGGCATCGTCAACGGTGTGCCGATCGCGCCGGATCTGAAGTTTTCGAAAATCGCCCATTCTGTACAAGCCGGTCCGGGCGGGTCACGCTGACCCCCATGGACGAGGTCAAGACACCGGTCAGCGTGGTGGCCGCCGATGGGCTGCAGAACGTGGTGTCGGCCCTGGGCACGAGCCGGGACAAGCATTCCTACACCACCTTCACGATCCCGCTGGCCCAGAACAAGACGGATCTAGACGCCATGTTCAAGTCGGTCTGGTTGGCGCGCCGGATCGTCACGCTGGTGGCCAAGGACATGACCCGCGCCTGGCTCAAGCTCAGCTGGGACGGTTACGACGACGACGAGGGCGGGGCCAAGGAGATCCAGCGCGCCGAGGTGGCGCTCGGCCTGCGACAGAAGGTCACCCTGGCCGAGATGTGGTGCCGCCTTTACGGCGGCTCCGTGATCGTGCTGTGCATGGCGGGCGAGGATTACAGCAAGCCGCTGGTCGTCGAGACCGTCAAGAGGGGGACGTTAGCCCACCTGCAGGTGCTCGATCGGCACGAGATCGTTGCCGAAGGCGATCTAGACGCGGAGTTTGGGACGCCCAACTATGGGCTGCCACTGTTTTACAAGTGCACCCGCCCAGGGGCCGACAAGCTCGGCCTCATTCACTGGACCCGGGTGGTCCGGTTCGACGGCGCCGAGCTGCCCCACGAGCTGTGGGTGCAAAACCAGATGTGGGGCGACAGCGTCCTGCAATCCCCGAACGACTCGCTGAAAAACTATCAGACCGCCACCCAGAGCGCGGGCTCGATGATCCATGAAGCGACCGTCGACATCATCCGGGCCGAGGGCCTGGCCGACCAGCTGTCGACGCCCGCGGGCACCGAGAACGTCATCAAGCGCTTCCTCAACGCGATGATGATGAAGTCCATCAATCACACGCTGCTGCTCGACAAGAACGAGGAGTACGAGCAGAAAACCACCCAGTTCGCGGGGCTGACGAACATCATCGCCAACTTCCTGACCGATATGTGCGGCGCGGCCGGCATCCCGGCCACCAAGCTGTTCGGGATGAGCCCAGCGGGCCTCAACGCCACCGGCGAATCCGACACCCGCAACTACTACGACGACGTGTCGGTCTGCCAGGAGACCGAGCTGCGGCCCAGGCTGCTGCGCATCTATGAAGTCCTGGTCAGGTCGGTGCGCGGTCGCATGCCGGAGGGGTTCGACTTCAAATTCAATCCGCTGTGGCAGATCAGTAAGACCGAGGAGGCCACGATCCGGAAGACCGAGGCCGACACCGACGCGGTCTACTTGCAGCAGGGCGTGCTGACCGAGGGCGCGATCGCGCGCGAGCTGCGGGACCGGGGGACCTACCGGACGCTTGAGGATGCTGACGTCACGCTGGCCGAGGAACTGGCGCTTCAGCCCGACCCGGTGCCAGTCGTGGGGTCGAACGGCGTGCCCAAGGCGGCCGTGCCGCCGAAGTCGGCGCCCGCGGCAGTCTAGGGCCGGAGTTTGCGCAGGTCGGCCGCGAGGCGGTCCCGCAGTATTCCCAGCACCTTCTGCTGCGCTTCAATGCAGGCCGGGCAAACAATGCTGATCGCCACCCCGAGGTTCAGCTGCAGGTCGATCTTCTCGCCCAGCAAAACCCGATAGTCGCGCCGCATCCGTTTGATCAGCAGCCACAGCCTCCAGAAGGTTATCTGCGCAATCGCGAAGGCCACGAGCAGGACCAAGTAGGCCACCATGGTCACCCGCCCGGGGCCGGGCCTTCCTGGCCGCCGCCGTCGCCGCCGCGGTCCTCCTCGTTTCGGGCCTCCTGGCCCAGCTTGGCCGCGAGGTAGTCGAGCTGGCCCTTGGCGTGGCGCAGGCCTTCGGCGAAGGCGTCTCGCCGCGCCTGGTGCTCGATCGCGCGGTAGTGGTGCGCGGCGGCCAGCACCCGACGCGTGCCGTCCGCGATGGCGGCCTCGACCAGCGCGCGCCATTCGGCATCGCGCGCCTCGACCAGCGCGATCTCGTCGGCCTGGTGCCCGCACTGCTCGATATCCACGGCGATGAAGTCCCGCGCGCTTTTCATCCGGTGATCTCCTTGGTTTCCCACGCCGCGATCTGCCCGCGCAGGTCCTCGATCATGCTGCGCATGGCGTCCAGCTGGGCCTGGTAGATGGACGGGTGAACACCGGGTGATGGCAGCCGCTCGATAGCCGACAGCCCGCTTTCGAAGCCGGCGATCGCGGTCTTCGTGATCTGGTACTGCAGGTCGTTCTCGATCACTGCGTGCCTTCGATCAGCTTGCGGCGGCACTCGTCCAGCGCGCGGATCATGTCTTGCCGGTCGGCGTTCGAGGCGTAGGCCATCGTTCCGGTGTCGCCGAAGTCGAACACGAGGAGCGCGAAGCCCAGGCGCGGCGTACCGAAGTGGGCCGCGCCAACGGCCACGGCGTCGCTGATCTCTCGGGCGATGTCCCGGGTTATCCGTTCAACGTCCTGCTGCTCTTGGTCAGTCACTGGTCACCTCGCAGCATCCCGACGAACCGGCCCTCAGCGTCGCCCCCCTCCCGCAGCGTGGTCTCTTCCCAGATGGGCCGATCCTTCCAGTCGCGCCGGTAGAACTGGGTCAGCATGAACGATCGCACCTTGGTCTCGACCGAGACCATGATGACCTCGCGCTTGACCATGAACCGATCGAGATCCTCCAGCCGCCACGTCCGCCACCTCCGGTGGTCGAGGCCCGCAGCCTCGATCGCTTTCCTGTCCCGGAACTCCCGCAGCCAAGCGTCCGACACGAAAGCGAAGCAGATCGGCTTGATCAACCTTGCCGTTTCGCGCATGGCGTGCGCGGCGGCGTCGCGGACGCGCACGTCTTCCCAGTCTCCGAGCGTGACCAGGGGCATTATCGTCAGCGACTCGTCGGCGCCGATCATGAATGCCACCGGCGCGCAGTCGCCAGCCTCGGCGTGCTGCTTGGCCTGGGCGAGGATCATGTTCGCGAACCGCTGATCCTGATCGGTCGGAACGAACGGCTCGTGGACCTCGACGGTCATGGCGGCGGGCTCTCCGCGCGCGCCCGCGCCTGCTCGGCCAAGCGCTCGCACTCCTGCCGCACGTACGCGATGTCCTTGTAGGTCTCGCGGTAGCCGTAGAGCAGGGCCATCCCATTCTCGATGCTGATCCGCATCTCTTGGGGCAGCGCCTTGGTGAGCATGGCAGCATGGCCGGGCATGACGTCGATGCCGCCGTGCCCACAGTCAAAGCCGATCCAATAGACGTCGTCGGGCTGGCCCGGCTTGGGAACGTGGCAGATGTGACCCGAACACCCGGACGCGAAGGTCAGGCCGCCGTGCACGTCCACGTCGACGTCGCTGAGGCTCTGACCGTGCCAGGGGTGGCCGGGCGGCATGCCGACGTACCCGCACAGGTTGCCGAAGAGATCGTTTCGAACGATGAGGCACGGGAAGCCCGCGTGCTCGAACTCCAGACGGTCCGGCTCGTCCTGCCACGGGCCCGGTCCCCACGCGCTCTTGTCGATGGGATCCGCTTTCTCCATGGCGGTCATACGAGGGTCACCTTTGCGCCGGTGCGCGCGAAGATCTCAGCCTCGTACATCGCCTTCTCCCGCTCCATGCTCTCGCAAAGGGCGGTCCACAGTTCGGTTTCGGTGATCACGCCCTTGCTGATCAGCAGAGCCGCGACCGCGCCCTGGTCGGACATCGAAGCGTTCACGCCGACGCGCAGATGCTTGGGCGTCGTGTCCGCAGTGTCGTGGTTCATCTTGAGCGCGACGCCGGCCTGCATGGCGTGCAGCGCGCGGTGATATCGGGCCTTCAATGCATCGAGATCGTCCATGCCCAGACGATAGCCGAACGCCGCAACCAGCGTCAAAGTCAGGCGATTTAGACAGTCGGTCGCTGTTCTTAACTGTGGGGACCGGGCTTGAATATTCTTGCAAACGTGTTTGACGCTCTTGTATATCCGACACCGGCGACCATGTGCTCCTTTCGGTCGTCGTCGAAACAGGAGGGGAATACAGAATGAAATCGATTAAGAGAGTTTTGGTGGTGCTGGTCCTTTCGGGGGTCGTCCTTGGAACGGCCGGTGTGAGCCAGGCCCGTGCCCCCTGGTGCAGGGCGCTTTACACATTCCTCGGAAGCCCGGCCTCCGACGGCCTTAGCAACGCCGACTACTTCGGTCTCGTGTCCACCTACAACGAAAACTGCTAGGTGGGCTGGGCCCCCGGCGACGGGGGCCACGTTTCTTTTTGCGAAGGGGTGGCCCATGCGCTTTCGATCGATTGCTCTCGTTTCTGGCGGTCTCGGCTTGGCGGTATTGGCCGTCTTTCTGCTCGGGGGACGCAGTCATTCACGGTCGTCCGGGGTCGGGGTCGCAGCCACGGAAACGGGCGCATCAGATCGTCCTGCCGGTGCCGCCGCCGCCGAAGGCGTGGTCGCCACCAAGAACAGTGACGGGCAGATCAAGGCCGCTCTGAGCGCTTTGGCATCGGCGCGACACCAAAAGTCGTCGGCACCGGAGCCGCCACCCGAGCCGCCACCCCCGCGCCATCCGGGCATGCTCAAGGGGCCTCCCGGTCCCATCCCCGACATCTATCGAGAGGTCGACATGACCCCAGAGGAAGAGGAAAAGGTCAACGGGCTGTTCGCCGACTTCCGAAAATCCGCGCGGGCCGCCTTCCAAGCGGCGGAGACAGGCAGCCAAGACGAGGCCGAGACACGCGCCCAGACCCGTGCTCTTGAACAAGACGTCAATGAAAAGTTGCGTGGGGTGCTTGGCAAGGAGCGGGCGGACCGCGTTGGGCGGTTGATACGCGGCCAGGAGGAACCCACCGCCAAAAGCGACGGGATCAACGCCGGCATCAAGCGCGACTAGCAAGATCTGGAGGCGCGCGCCGCCCGGTGCGAGGCTGCCGCCATGAAGCCCACCGTCGGCCGCATCGTCCACTTCCACGACGTCGTCAACCACCAGCTGCGCGAGGGCCGCGAGGATCTCGGGCCGGCCATCGGCGGCCCGTTCATGGCCTTCGTGCTGGCGGTGCTGGGCGACGAGGGCGACGTCATCCTGGACATCAGGTTCCCAGACGGCTCGGCCGGGGGTGGCATCTACCAGCACGCCGCCGACGACAAGCCGACGGCAGGCTGCTGGAACTGGCCGCCGCGGGAGTAGGGGTCCGTTGACCTGGCTGCGCCCGCTGTGCTGGTTGGTTGGCCACAAGTGGGCGATGTCCTGGTACGGGGACCACGGCCGGCTGGTGCGCTACCGTTGCATGCGCTGCGACCACCCCGGGGACTGATTCGCGATTCGCGAACCGCGCAAACCCGCGCCAGGGCGGTGCTACACCACCTCCCACATCGACAGTCCGCGGGCCAGCTTGGTGAACGCGCCCGAGCTGGCGTCGACCGCGTCGTCGTGAACGTCCTTGGCCGGGAACGCCTCCATCTGCGAAAAGTAGATCGCGTTCCAGTTGCCGCGCACGACGTCGATGTTGCCCGCCTGCCACTGCGCGGCCAGCGGCTCGGCGCGCGTCTCCTTGTCCCCGGTCTCGCGATCGGGCACCACCGTGAAGCCGGCCAGCATGGTGGTGTAGCTCTGGATCTGCTCCTTGCCGGCCTGGCCGGGGTCTTGGGGAATGCCGACCTTCACGCGCTGGCCGTCGTTCTGGGCCGTGCGCAGCACCATCTTGCGGACGTCGTCGGCGCGCCGCTGGATCATGATGGCGTCGGCGACCACGAACCGGCCGCTTCGGCGCTTCCCCATCTTCACGCCGGCGGTCCAGTCCGGGTCGGGCCGGGTCTCGGACGGCTCGCTGGCCGCCAGGTCCCAGCGCCTGATCCAGCTGATGACGTCGTCCGGGACGGAATCGAGCAGCGTCACCTCGGCCTTGTTGAAGTAGTCGCCGCTCGCGGCCCGGGACTTCCAGTTGCCCCCCAACAACCTCGCGCGCTCGACGCGCGACATCGCCATCAGCTTGCCGCGGTAGGTGGGATCGGCCCGCTCGAAGATGACGTTCTCCTCGAGCTTGCCGGGGATGAAGGTCAGCGACTGGACGTCGATGCGGGCGAGGCCCGGGACCTGCTCCATCACCGCCTCGGCGCTGTCGCCCCAGATCATCTCGTCGGAGACGCGGGTGAAGTGCCGCAGCACCCCCTCGCGCTCGGGGATCGGGAAGCCGTAGTTCTCGCTCTCGGGGTCTTGCTCGATCCACCAGGCGATCAGGTCGGCGACCCAGGATTCAGCGTCCGGGTTGCAGGTGGCCAGGATGCGCGAGCGGACGCCGCACGAGCTCCGGTTGCGCGACGCCATGTACCAGAACTGCTTGGCCGTAAAATGCGGCAGCTCGTCGAAGACGATCAGCGGCACCTGGGCGCCCTGCCAGTCCTGTAAGTTTTTCTCGTATTCGAGGTGCGCCATCTTCACCTTGGCGCCCGAGTGCCAGTGCCATTCGAGACCGGTGGGCCACGCGCCCAGCAGCGGGTAGATGTTCGATGACTCATCCCAAAGGCCACCCGGGTTGTGTACCTGGGTGGTGGTGCGCCGGAAGAACACCGCGCTGAAGCCCTCGACGTGCATGTGGCGCGCGGCCTCGAGCAGGCAGATGAACGTCTTACCGCAGCCGGCGCTGCCGCCGCCGATGGTGATGTCCGCCAGGCTCGAGGCGAACTTCTCCTGGAAGCCCGGCTGCGGTTTAAGTACCAGACTCATCGGCCCTGCCGGCGTCGCGCTTCGGCGCGGTGTTGTTGTCCGGCATGTACAGGACCACCGCCGGCGGCCCCACCAGCACGCCCGCCGCCTCGCCCGGCGCGATGCTGGACAGCAGCGCCTTGGAAAGCGCGGCGTGGTCCTTGGCCGCTACCGCCAGGCGCGCCGCCGCCGCCGCGACCGTGAACGCGCTGACGTGCTCCTTGAGGACCGTGATGACGTTGCCCTTGCCGTCGCGGCGGATCTCCTTGGTGGCGGGATCGCGGTCGGGCACGCGCCGGTAGGTCACGAACGTGGCCGCCGCCGCCGCCTGCGCCAGACGCTCGGCCAGCTTGCCCAGCGCCTCGGTGGTGCTGGCCGCCGCCGCGAGCTGGGCACGGGCCGCGTCCTCCCAGGTCCCGGCGATCACGCGGGCGACCGTTTCCGCCGCTCTAACCTCGGCCTCGGTGGTGACCTGCTGGACGGCGGCCGCCACCGCGGCGGCGCTGGTCTCGGCGCGGTCCTTCAGCGCCGGGAACTTCAGGTCCGGCCAGCCGAACAGAACCGCATGCCTGACCCGGTGGATGCCGGCCCGCACGATGCGCGCGAGCTTGGTCGGACTGCGTGCGCCGGCGCGATATTCGCGGTACCAGCGCTCGTACTCGACCTCGGTGGGCGGCACGACGTTGCGGGTCTGGGTGCCTGGATCTGCCCCTTGATCATCAGATTTGGGGGGCTGATCGCCTTGATCTCCGCCTTGATCTTTTGGCCCGTCACCGTCAGCCATGCCGCGATCGACATTGCGGGAATGATTGCGGAACTCCAGATTGCGCGGGAGGAGCGGGCCCCTTGATCGCGCTGGATGCCCCCTTGATCGCCGAGATCAAGGGGGCGCGGCGGCGGGCCTTAGTCGATCGTCGTAGCGGCGCGCAGCGATGCAGCGGCGGCCATGTCGCGCAGCCGGTCGCGCTCGGATCGGTCTCCGGAGGACGCTTTCCAGCCGGTCAGGAACGCCTGGTGCTCGGGCGCCGTCATCGCGCGGCCGAGTCGGTCTTCGGCGTCCAGGATCGCGGTCCGCATGTCGGCGCCGCGGGTTCCCATCCGCTCGGCCCGGGTCCTGATTTCATCAAGGCTCATGTCTCCAGTGAGCCGGTTTTCCCCGGTTCCAGCAACCGTTCTCAGCCTCAGGCGGCGACGTTCCAAAAAAGGGCGCCGGGCTGCGCCATCCGCTGCACAAACCTCCACGCCTTCGCGTCATAGTTCGAGCACGAGGGGAAGGGCGGCGGCTCGCGAGCGTCGTCCTCGAACCGCTCCGGCGCCACGTGGACCGTTGCGCGGCCCGCCCGGGGCTCGGCCCCCACCCGAACGGCATGGAAGACGGCGGCCGGCCAGGCCGCCTGCAGGGCCCGGCTCAACGTGCCGCTGCCCGCCACCGTCCACACCTCGGTCGGTTGCAGCTCCAGACCGGCGGCGACAGCTGCGAAGCCCTCCAGGAACTCGGGGACGTCCAGCCCGAACGGCAGCAACTCGGCGCCCGTGGCGTCGCAGTAGGCGCGCGCCTTGGCCCGGACGTTGGTCATGTAGCCGGTCGGCACCATGATGATCCGGGCCCCCGCCCGCGCCGCCTCGGCGGTCCGGTCGTGCATGCGGGTCCGCTTGGCGGTGAAGACCGTAGCCCGGAGGCCCAGGTCCCGGCAGGCGTGGGCCAGCGCGATCTGGGCATAGCCGTACGCCGGGCTCGCGTACACGAACTCGGTCCCGCTCACCAGCAGGCGGTCGATCACCCGGCGCTTGGAGCCGCCGGGGACCAGATCGTCGCGGACGACCCAGACGTCGCCGTGGCGCTCAACCTTCGGGGGCAGGATCGCCATCCGCCACGACCTCCCCGAACTCGTCGGCCATGTCCGCTACCTCGACCGGCCCGCAGGCTTCGGTGGCCTTCTTCGGGTCGCCCTTGCAGAACACCAGGAACTGCTGGTGCGTCTTGCCCAGCTTGCGGCCCGCCGCGAACTGGCGCCCCACGCGAATGCTTAGAGAACCGACGGCCGTCACCAGGATCGCCTCGTTGTACAGACGCGCGCCCGCGTCTTGGAACGCGGCGATCGTGTCACTGACGAAGTTTCGATAGAACCCCTTTCGATCTCGAAAGTCCCCGACCACGATGGCGGCGAAGCGATCGGGTTTTAGCAGACCCACCGCGTGCCCGATGATGGCCCGCAGGGCGGCGATGAAGGCCGGGTAGTCCATGGACGAAATGTCCGCCGGGTTGTCGCTGTAGACCTCCAGATCGCCGTAGGGCGGGCAGGTGAACATGAAGTCGTACGCGCCCGGCGCCAGCGAAAGGAGGTTGGTGCTGTCGCCTTCCACCCACGTGGGCGAGCGCTCGGTCTTGATGCTGGCGAGTTGCGCGCGATTGGCGGCCACCTGCTCGGGCCGCAGTTCGACGCCCGTGTAGGAACGCCCCAGGACGCCCGCCACGATGCCGCGGACGCTGCCGCCGGCGAACGGGTCAAGCACGGTGCCGCCCGGCGGGCAGAACCACGTATAGGCAAGCTCGCAAAGGACAGGATCGAAGATGCTAGTGCCACTGCTAGGCTGCGCCTCTTCCAAGGGCCGATCGCGTTCACCGTTCACAATACGTTCCTCGGTCGGTCGGTCGGTCGGTCGGTCGGTCGGTGCATGACTCATACCCAGTACGTGTTCGCCGCGCATCAGGTCTTGTCCGAAGGTGCGGCCCGGTGATTTTTTCACTTCAGCACGTGACCGGCGCCGTCGCCGCGCTCGGTCCTGCCGTTACGAAGCTTCATCGCTGGCCTTGGGGAGCCGCCGGGTGATGCCCCCCCCCCCGACG